ATTTTTGGTCAACAAGAAGAATACATTAGTGCTGTAGCTGATGATTTTATCATTGATGATATTAATAGATTTGTTAACATCTAGTTGGCGTCGTGGCTCGTTCGCTTCGCGAACCGACGCTGTGTCCTCGTACCCCCGCTAACGCGGGGGCCCCTCTCGAACACGGCCAATCCGTTATGTCTTTCGAGCTGGGATTTATGAACCGACTGCATCCTGCGGATGCAGCCACATACAGATGTAATTGATTTCAACCATAATTCTTTGAGACGCTACTCCGACTAGCTGGTTGTGTGGAGCGCGCCAGAAGTTGAAATAAAAAGATTGTTTGCTGCCTGGACTACCACCAACTGGAGTATGTTGGTCGGTGTCACCAAGCAGTCCTTTTAACGTTGTCACAAACTTCCTTTTAGCATCAAATGATGCACGGAGAATAACTGGAGTTGGCTTCGCTGCATTCAACTGACTTCGACGATACCCATACTGTTCAATATGGGTCTCAGGATTAGCTGCAAACGTCGTATCTTGACTAACAACTATACCATAATATTCCTGCTGACTAGTCATTTGATCCAATGTAATTTTGATGTAACTGGCAATTACACAATAATGCTTATAGAGTAACGCCATTTCATCGCGAAACATCGGTTGATGTCCGGCTCCTGTATAGTTCGGATCATACAGGGAACTCGTTGCGAAAGCATAATTATCTGTAGATCCAACTGCACCAGCAGGTACAGTAATAAACTCAACATATTTATGCTTTGCCAATCGCTTAAATGGGAAAGGATTTACAGTACGCGGAATGCCAAACGTACGCGCAGCAGAACGAATGGCAGAGATACCTCTACCACTCGGAATGCGCATCATCCTTTTAATGGATGGACGTGCCTTGATTTTGTAACCACGGCTCTTTTTCTTCCGACGTACGACACGTGTCACACCCATTACAAATTTTCAAATGGGAGGGGTAGTCACGTTCTATAGAAGTTTGTATACCGAAATGATTGGCACTGAGGCACATGGCACGGGGAGGGGGGGTAATACTACGCCCCCCTCCTTGTGCCATTCCCCAATATGCCAGGAAGTCGAACACCAATTAAATCACGCGGTTGGGTGTTCACAATCAACAACCCCACGGAAACCGATAAACAGCAATGTGAAGCTGTCATCGACGACGGGGCTCAGTATATAATCTTCGGCGAAGAAGTTGGTGAAGAAGGAACCTGTCATTTCCAAGGTTACTTATGGTATCCAAATTCTGTTCATTTTTCAAGAGTCAAACGCCTGCTCCCAAGAGCTCACATCGAAAAGCAAAGGGGCAACAATCGACAGGCAATCGATTACTGCAAGAAGGATGGCGTCTTCAGGGAGTTCGGAACTCCTCCAGAAAACAACAATCAGAAGTCAAAGTGGCAGTCTATAATCCAACTAGCGGAAGATGGGAAGTTGGAAGAGTTGAAATCGGATTTTCCAAGAGTGTACTTCCAGTACCACGAGAAAATCAAGTCAATGCGCGTTGCTCGTCCAATGGTTCTCCAAGGCGATCTAACCCACGAGTGGTGGTACGGACCAACAGGGACTGGGAAGTCGCGAAAACTCTGGCAAGATTTCCCGATGCACTACCCGAAGAAGAAGAACAAGTGGTGGGACGGTTACAACGAACAACCTGTTGTGGCAATCGAAGAATGGAGTCCGACATTCCACATGCTTGCATCGGAATTAAAGATATGGGCGGATCGATATCCATTTCAAGCGGAGATCAAGGGTGGGACACTTCCTGCAATTCGACCAATGAAGATTATTGTGATCTCCAACTACACTATCGACCAGTGTTTTCCGGTTGCAGAGGATGCCAATCCTCTCAAGCGTCGGTTTAAAGTCATCCACTTTCCTGGAATTTTTGGTCAACAAGAAGAATACATTAGTGCTGTAGCTGATGATTTTATCATTGATGATATTAATAGATTTGTTAACATCTAGTTGGCGTCGTGGCTCGTTCGCTTCGCGAACCGACGCT